AGCCCCGGACTTGCTGAGCGGCTCGCCCGACGCGGCGACGCGGCGCCCGAGCCCGAGCGAGTGCGGCCCACGCGCAAGCGCAAGCAGGCGCCGGCGTGATCGACGCTGGCGCGCTTCGGGAGCGTCTGACGATCCTGCGACACTCTACGTCGTCCGCTGGATCGCTCGGCACGCCGCAAGACATCTGGACTCCGGAAGACACCTCGATCGCCGCCCAGCGCCGCGACGTCAGCGATGGCGAGAAGGCCGCGGCCGGCGCGCTGATTTCAGTGCTGCGAACCCGCTTCATCGTCCGTCGTTGGGCGCGCACCGACAGCGTCGCGCCCAAGGACCGCGTGAGCCACGATGGGACCGTGTTCGAGGTCGTCGGGATCAAGCAGCTCGTCCCCAACTCTGGCGCAGCGACGATGCTGGAATGGACCTGCGAGGCGAGGGTGGACGCTTAGGCGGGCTTCGGTGCGGGTCCGGGATGCCATCCCGCTTCGGGTTCGCCGGTGAATCTAAGCCGGTGGCGATGAGTTGCGGTTTTCGGAGAGCCTGGCGGCGCCCTGACGTCCAATTGTTCTTCGTAGTCGCAGGAAGCGACGGTCGTCACGTCGATCCACTGCGGTTCGATGGGCCGGTTCATCTGATCAGCTTAGCACAGATCGGGGCGCGGCATGAGAGTTACTATGAAGATCGCCGGCGCCAAAGAACTCGACGCCGCGCTCGGCGAGTTCAAGAAGTCCACCGCCCGCAACATCCTGCAACGGACGCTGATGAAGGCGGCCGATCCGGTGCTGGAGACGGCCAAGGCGTTGGCTCCCGAGCGCACCGGCGTTCTGAAGTCGAAGATCCGCAAGGACACTCGCAAGCCCAAGGGCCACGCCAGCAAGGCCGCGTTCGCCGAGGCGATGGCGGCCGGCGCCACCAAGGCGGAAGCCGCCGCGTACCAGCGCGCCTTCAACCGCGAGAATGGCCAGACCTTCGCCGAGGTGTTCGTCGGTGTTGAAGACCGCGTCGCCCAGGCGTGGCCGCAGGAAATCGGCACCGTCAACCACGCGCCGCACCCCTACATCCGCCCGGCTATCGAGCAGCGTGGGGAAGACGCCCAGCGGATCATCGAGGCCGAACTCTCCGGCGAGATCGAGCGCGCGCGCCAACGCGCCGCGCGCAAAGCGCTGAAGACCCCGAAGGGCTGAGCTCGCCCGGCCCACGAGGGCCATCACACCGTCCGTCCTGTGAGGTCGCGCCATGTCGATGGAAGCCGATCTGCGCGCGCTGCTGGTCTCTGCCATAGCGGGTGTCTCGCCCGCGCTTGTGCCAGCAGGCTCGATCCTATGGGACGCCCGCAACGGCGTGCCGTCAATCCGGCTGGCGCTGATCAACTCCGCTGATGGCCTGACCTATGCCGGCGGCGACGAGCTAACCGAAGCGATGGTGCAGATCGACTGCTTCGCCTCCACGCCCGACGCCGCGCACGACATTGCCCAGGCCGTCCGCAGCGAATTGCACGGCCTGCGCGCCGACAACTTTCGCCTGGTGAAGGTGGAGGGCGTCTCCGGCGCCCCGCCCGAACTGGAAACCGCAGCGCCCGCGACGGACACCCCCGCCGCCATCGCCCGCCGGATCGTCATGGTCCGCGTCTTCCACGCCACTCCCTGAAGGAAACTGATCTATGACCACTGAAGCAGATATCGGCTACGGCGGCACCGTCGAAGTCCAGGACGCCACCAGCCCAGACGTCTGGACCGAGCTGGGCGAGGTGACCAACATCACGCCGCCGAGCGAGAGCGTTGACGTGATCGACGTCACCCACATGGCCAGCCCGAACCGCTATCGCGAGTTCATCCAGGGTCTGATCGACGCCGGCACAGCTTCGATCGAAGTCAACTGGGTGGCCGGCGGGACGACCGACGATTACGTGTTCGCCTGGCGCTCCGCCGGTGAGACCCGCAACATGCGGATCACCACCAACAATAACACGACCTACACCTTCCCGTCGTTCGTCACCGGCTGGCAACCGCAGATGCCGGTCGACGGCAAGATGGCCGCGACGCTGGAAGTCAAGGCCGCAGGGGCCATCACTGTCGGCACGGCGGCCTGATGCCGGCCAATCCGCACAAGGGCGAGGTCTCCTTCGAGCTTGTCTCGGGGGAGACCTACACCCTGCAGTTCACCATCGACGCGATCTGCACGCTCGAAGAGCTGCTCGACAAGTCGTCGATGGAGATCTTCACCCAACTGGCCCGGGGCCGCATCGGCGTGCTGCGCGCCGCGATGTGGGCTGGTCTGCAGGCGAACCACCCCAAGATCACCGTGCGCGAAGCCGGCGAGCTGATCCCGCATATCAAGGGCGAACAGAAAGCTCTGCAACTCGTCACGCGGGCGATGAACCGGGCGTTCGGCGAGGCTGAAGCGGACGGGGAGGCGGCCGAGGATGGCAAATCGGACCCTCCCGAAGGTGGGACTGGCCAGGCCTCTTCCGAAGCTGGTGCAGCCTAGGCTACGAGCCTGACGCCTTCTGGCGCCAGACCCCCAAGACCCTGCGGCTCGCCATCCAGGGCGCGCAGGACCGCGTAAAGCGTGACGCACAGACCACCCGCTTCCTCGCCTGGCATTCGATCATGCCGCACGTGGACAAGAAGAAGCTGCCCGACCTCAAGACCTTCATGGGCCTAGAGGCGTCGGGCGAGCGGAAGGCCAGGCCCGCCGAGCGGCTCGACCTCGACACAGCCATGCGTCGTTGGGCCGCGGCCCAGAACGCCGTCATGGCCGCGGAAGCCGCCAAGGCCCGCAAGCGCGAGCAGCGCCGAAAAACCCCACCCCCCAAACCTGACGGAGAGAGACATGGCGTCTAAGCCCATCGGCTCCCTCTACGCCGCGCTCGGCCTGGATAGCTCGCAGTTCGACTCGGGCATCTCGAACGCGCAGAAGAAGCTCAAGGGCTTTGGCGATTTCAAGTTCGGCCGCGGCCTCAAGGGCGGCATTGACGAGATCGACGCCGGGATGCGGGGTTTGGCCTCGCGGGCCGGGATCGCTGGAGCGGCGTTGTCAAGCGCGGGTATTGCTGGCGTTGCGACGGCGGCGGCTTTCGTTGGCCTGGCCGGCGCCTTGGCCAAGACCCGCCAGGCGCTCGCCTTCGCCGATGAGATCGGCGACACGGCCAACAAGCTGGCCATCACGACCGATGCGCTGCAGGAGTACCGCTACGCCGTCCACCAGCTGGGCGGTGAATATGCGGATGCCGACAAGGCGCTGGAAAGCTTCGCGCAGAAGTTCGGCGCCGCCCACGCGCAGCTGACCAAGAAGGCCGGCAAGCCGTTCGAGGCGCTCGGGCTCGACGCTACCTCGTTCAAGACCACGGAAGAAGCCCTCCAGGCGGTCATCGAGAAGATCGCCGCGCTGGAGTCCGCCGCAGAGCAGGCGGCGATCGCCGACAAGCTCGGCCTGACCTCGATGCTGCCGGCGATCCGCGCGGGCGGCGAAGCGATCGATGGCCTGCGCAAGAAGGCGCACGATCTCGGCTATGTCATGGACGCCGAGCTGATATCGAAGGCCGGCGAGGCGAACGACAAGTTCGAGGATCTGCAGCAGATCCTAGGCGTCCAGCTGAACAGCGCCTTCGTGGACCTGGCGCCGGTGCTGTTGAGCGTAACCGGCGGCCTCGCCTCGATGGCCCGCGAGGTCAACCACCTTATCGGCGAGATCAAGGACGCTTTCCCCGACCTGCAGAAGTGGGTGGCGCTGATCGCGAAAGCCGGCGGCAGCGTCCTTAAGGATCTGCCGGGCGGGGCGGTGGCCAGCGCCTCGCTGCAGGCCGGGAAGGTTGCGCTTGCGAAGGCTGCGCAGGATGGCCGCGCGCGTCAGCTCGGCTCCCGTGTCAGCGACATGCTGGCCGGCAAGCCGGTCGACCTCCGCGGGACAGAGTGGGACCCCGCCAAGAAGGCCGGGGCCGGCGGCGGCGCGTCGCTCCTTCCGGTTGGGGGCGGCGGCAAAGGCCCGCGCGACCGCACGGCCGACGCCCTGGCCGATGTCGAGCTGAAGGAACTCAACGCCCGCATGGCGCTGACCGAGAACGTCGAGCGCCTGTCCGAGATGAAAGCGCGCCAGGTCGACATCGAGACCAAGAAGGCCAATCAGGACGTGGCGCAGGACGTCGCGGAAGGGTCGATCACCGCCGCGGCGGGGAAGATCCTGGTCGCCAAGAACAACGAACTCGCCGACCTGGAAAAGCAGAAGATCGCCCGCGAGGCGACGGCCCAACTGGTGGCGCAGGAATTCGAGTATCGCGAGGCGATCCTCGCCGATCTCGACAAGACTTCCGATCTGGAGGCCGAGTACGCCGCCACCGCCGCCGAGCGCAATCGCATCGAAGCCGCCGCGCTCGCTGGTCGGCAGAAGCTGGAACGCGACCGGCTCGACGAGGATCTGAAGCAGCAGCTTCAGGCCGAAGCGATCACCGAGAGCGGTGTGCGTGACCTCAAGGCGGCTCAGGCCGACCGGCAGGCGGCCGAGCGGAAGGCACAGGCGCGCAAGGCGCAAGCCCGGATCATCGACGAAGAGACCGACCTGGCCACGTCCACACTGCGCAAGCAGCAGGACCAGTTGGGCGCGCTCTCCATGGTCGCGAAGTCGACCTACGCGCGCGCGGTGATCGAGGCGAAGATCCTCAAACTGAAGCAGCAAGAAGAGCGCCTCGAAGCTGAGAAGGCGCTGCGGACGGCGACGCCCGGCTCTGCCGAAGCCAAGGTGGCGCAGGACCGTCTGGACGGTCTGAAGGCGCTCCATGAGGCCGAGCAGGAGGTCGCCAGGGAGTCGACCAGCCTCGCACACGCGATCGAGGACGCCACCGGCAATGTCCGAGACTTCAAGGACGCGTTCAATTCGCGGAATTGGGCTGGCCTGCTGGACGCCTTGGGCGCGACGATCGACGGCATCAGGGCGTCGTTCGCTCAAAACGGCGTGCTCGGCGGCCTGCTCACCACGGGCTCAGCGTTGGGTTCACTGATCGGCGGCAAGACCGGAAAGGCCGTGGGCAACGTGGCCGGCGGCGCTCTGCTCGGCCTGGCCGGCGGAAATCTGCTCGCGGATACCGCGTTCGCGCTCGGACCATCGGCCATCGGCGGGACCGGTTTGCTCGGGGCGGGCGCGGTCAACTTCTTGGCGGGTCCGCTCGCCGCGGCGTTGCCGTGGGTCGGTCTCATCGCTGGGCTCGCCAGCGTATTCCTCGGCTCCAAGCCCTCCAACCACGCCGGCATCGCCCAGATCGACGGGAACACCATTCGATCGGTCTCTTCCGGCAAGGAAAACGACGAAACGCAGAACGCGGCGAACCAGACCGCCCAAACCATCTTGCAGGCCGAGCAACTGCTGGCCCAAGCAGGCGTCACGCTTTCCCAAACTGTCAGCGCCGTCGATCTCGGCACGCGCGACAAGACCCGCATCGTGCTCAGCGACGGGACCGAATTCCGGACCAACGCCGTGGGCGACCCGGCTGAAGCGGCCGAGACGGCGCTAAAGCGACTGCTGCAGGGCGCCATCTATGCCGACGACGCCTTGAAGCAACTTGTCGAGAGCGCGCTGGCCGCCGGCAAGGGTTTCGACGACATCGCCGCCATTCTCCAGGCGCAGCAGGTCGGCAAGCAGCTGGCGGACCAGATCCTGCAACTGACCGACCCGAAAGCCTACGCGAAGAAGCAAGTCACCGACAACATCAGGACCCAACGCGACGCGGCGAAGGCGCTGTTCGATCAAGGCGCGCTCACCGCCGACCAGTTGGCCGCAATCAACGTGCAGCTCGACCAGCTTGAGGCGTTGAGGCTCGCCGACGTCATGAAGGATTTCGGCGACGCCGCAACAAGCGCTGCCGACGATTGGAAGAAGGCCTCGCAAAGCCTCTCCGATTGGCTCGCCTCGCTAACCGGCCAGACGGCGTCGGGAGCGCAGGCCGCAGCCCAGGCCTACGCCGCGCTGCAGGCCGCGGGGATCGCCGCGCGCGCAGGCGACCTCGACGCCGCCGAGAAGATCCCCGATCTCGGCAATGCCTATATCGCAGCCGCCAAGGCCATCGCCGGCAGCCAGCAAGAATACCTGATGGCGGTGGCTCGCGCCCGCGCGATCGGCTCCAGCGTGCAGCTCGACGCCGCCGCTCGTGCCGGCATGGACGCCTCCGCGCTCTCTGCTGCGAATAGTCCCGTGGTCGGAAACACCACCAGCCAGCTCGTCGCGGGCGACGCCTCGTCCAGCGACGCGGCCGGGGACACGCTGGCAGCGCTGAAGAGCGAGATCGTCAGCCTGCGCGACGACATCCGCGCCGCAGCCACGGCCCTCGCCCGCAACGGCAGCGACACCAAGAAGCTGCTCGACCGCTGGGACGGCGAAGGCCTGCCGGCCGAGCGCGCTTCGTGAGGGGCCTTAAGTGAAGATCGTCCCCCCCATCACCATAACCGACGCGATGCTGGTCTCCAGCAACGTCTCCGAGGGGCCAGCCGCCGCCTACAACGCCGGCACCACCTACGCCGCGGGCGATGTGGTCAGCTACGGCGGGACCCTGCTGCAAATCCAATGGGCGAGCCTGCAGGGCGGCAACACCGGCAACACGCCCGACGACGCAGCCTCCACCGACTGGTGGCGGGCGATCGGTTATGCGGCGGCGGCCTACAGCGCCTTGACCACCTATGCCGCTGAAGACGGCGCCCAGATCGACGGGGATGACGTTCACCAGCTCTGGTGGTCCGTGCTTGACGACAACCTCGCCAACGACCCCACGGCGGACTCTGGCGACAACTGGCTTCTCATGTCGCCGACCAACCGCTGGGCGCTGCACGACCTGGCGCTCGGCTTTGGCACCGGCAATGTCCGCGTCGCGACCCGTTGGGGCGAGCTGATCGACAACACTTACGAGATCGATGAGCCGATCGACACCGTCTGCGCCTTCGTGCTGCAGGGCGCCACTGTCCGGGTCTCCGTCGCCGCCACCAGCTACGACGAGACAATCACGATCGAGGGCGATGCGGGCCGGGTGAAGTGGCAGATCGACGACGCGCCGCACATGCACAAGGTGCTTTTCGACGACGTGGACTTCAATCCAGGCGATCAGATCCGGGTGCGGATCTCCAACCCTGGCGGGATCGTAGCCTGCGCAGAGTTGGTGTTCGGGCTGGCCATCGATGCCGGCGGCACGCGCTGGGGCAGTCGCCCTGGCGTCCAGGATTATTCGATCATCGCGGCTGACGACTTCGGGACGTTCCAGGTGACGAAGCGCGCCTGGCACCAGCGGTGGAGCGGCGAGGTTCTCGTCGATACGGCCGACCTCGACCCCATGATGGAGCTGCTGACCCTGAAGCGTGGCTCGCCACTGCTGTTCGTCGGCGATCCTGATTACCGCTCGACCATCGTCTTCGGGATCGTGAAGAGCTTCGAGCCGACCATCACCTGGCCGGACATGACGGTCTTCGCGCTGGACCTTGAGAGCGTCTGATGGCCGAATCCGTCCTTCTCCGCGGCCCGGTCAGCGTCGCCAACCTCACCGCCGCAGCCGGCGTCACCACTACGGAAGACGGCTGGTGGCCGTGCCTGGATCTGACCTGGCGCACGCCGGTTCCGGCCTCCATCACCAAGATCACCGCCCAGGTGCGCGAGCGGGGCGCGGACGGCAGGTACAGCCAGCCCGCCGAGACGGTGATGACGGCCGACGATCTGTTCACCGGGACGGCGAAGATCGTCAACGGCGTCAGCGTCGGCCAGCACTTGGAGGTGCGACTATTCCCGGCGGGCGCGCCCGGCCTGCCGTTCCAGGCGACGCCGTGGGTGGAGGTGACGACGTCCTGGGATGCGCTGATCGCGGCGTTGGGCGGGCTCAATCTCGGCTGCGGCGCCACGGTGTGCGGCGACGAAGTCGAGTTCGTGCAGGCAAAGCCCGCGAACGCGAGCTACGCCGTGACGCTTGATGGCGCTCCAACACTCGGCAATTGGCTTATCGCGTTCGGCTTCCACAATAGCGCGCTGCCGGCGGCGAACACCGGATGGACATCTTTCGCCACGCATAACCAAACTGTGCAGGGTCCATATGTCCGCCTGGTCTACAAGCAGGCAGGAGGCAGCGAGACAGCAAGCCAGACGCCGTTCTCGGGCTCTGCGGGGAGCCGCGGCGGTGTGACGGTTGTTGAGCTGACCGGCCTCCTCGGGGGCTTCCCGGCGCTGCTCCAGGCCGTCACCTTCGCCGAGGCGCCGGCCACTGGAAACGCCACTGCTACCGTCTCGGATGACACCACGGCCGACAACACCTTCGCGCTGGCCTTCAGCGGTTGGCAGGACGCGGCGAACCAGATCTTCACCCTGGCGCTGGACTCCGAATGGCAAGGCCCGAACGCCTCCAGCCCCAATACCGATCAGCGCGCCCAGGTTTCCGGCTATCGCGAGATCACCGGCTCGGGTGAGACTGTCACCGCGACCACTACGACGGGCGTCGCCCACTACGGCCTGACCGCGGCGCTTTTGCTGATCACCTCGCCGAAGTCGCGCAGGATCGGCGCTCTCAGCATCCGCGACGAAGGGACAGAGGTCGAGGACGTCCCGAGCGCCATCAACTTCACCGGCGCAGGACTGGTTGCGACTGCCGATGGCGCTGGGGGCGTAACCGTCACGCTGAACAGCGACACAGATCCCGCTTTCACCGCCGATAGCGACGACGTCATTCCTACGCAGGCCGCGGTCAAAGCGTACGTCGATGCGAACGTCGGCGCGGCTATCGAGGTTCAGGACGAGGGCGTCACCGAAACCTCGGCTCTCGTAAGCCTGAACTTCACCGGCGCCGGCGTCACGGCGACGGATGACGGCTTCGGCAATGTCGCCGTGAACGTTCCTGGCGGTGGAACATCGTTCAGCGGCTGCATGGTCCACAAGTCCGCCAATCTGACCGGCCAGAACTTCGTGACCGCCACCCGCATTACGTGGGACACTGAGGACTATGACACCGGCGGCTGGCACGAGAGTGTCACCAACCCGGGCCGGCTGACCGTGCCTTCTGGCGTCACGATGGTCGATATCAACGCATTCGTCCGGAACGACAACGTCACGGCGAACAGCTTCTCGGCGATCTTCATATACAAGAACGGCTCGTTTATCCGAATGGTGAACACCTCCACGTCTAACCTTGAGAGGTGGCTCAACATCACCCTGCAAGGCTACCCGGTCACGGCCGGCGATTACTTCGAGATCTTCATCCAGACCCAGAGCGACACGTCGACCGACATTCTGGCGGGACAGTCATCATTCGCAATCAGGGCTGTGGGGTAGCTTCCGGCCCGTCCAACCCGCCCTAGCGTCTGCCCTGGCCCAGCGAGGCCAGCCCGGCGAGCACGGCCAGAGCGACGACGACCACGGCGAACGCGATCAGGCCGAACATCAGCAAAGGGTCCATCGGCTTAACTTAACAGCAAGGGGCGAGGTGTCCATAGTCGCGCCTTATGACGCGGGCGTGGTTCGCAATCTTGGCGGTCGTGGTCGCGTGTTCGGCCTGGATCGACGTGCTCGTTCTGCGCGGCGTCATGCGCGGTTGGCCGGAGTTCCCGACCGACTTCGTGACTTTCTGGACGGCGGGCAAGGTCCCCTGGCCCACGGTCTACGACGTGGCCGAGCTGACCCGGTTGCAGATGTGGGCGGGGTTCAAGGAAACCGCCATCCGGCCTTTCGCCTACCCGCCCACGTTTCTGTTCCTGCTCAACCCGCTCGGGCGACTGCAGCTCTTGCCGGCGTTGCTGATCTGGCTGTCCGTGGGGATTTCGCTCTATGCGCTGGCGTGCTGGCGGCTGATCGGCAAGGCGTGGCCGTTGGCGCTGCTGAGCCCTGCGGTGGCATGTGCGGCGGCGACGGGACAGGTGACGTTCCTGGTGGGCGCCGGGTTGATCATGGGCGTGCTGTGGCTCCCGGCAAGGCCGATCCTGGCGGGCGTCGTGTTCGGGGCGCTGGCGACCGTCAAGCCGCAGGCCGTGGTTCTGGTCCCGTTGGCGCTGGTGGTCGGCCGGCATTGGCGGGCAGGGGGCGCAAGTCTCGTCTCCGGCGCGCTGATCGGGCTCGCCTCCCTGGCGGTGCATAAGGGGCTGTGGGTCGAATGGCTCGGCTCCCTCAGCGAGTTCAACGCGATCATCGAAGGCGAGTGGTGGGTGGCGACGATCGGCGTCACGCCGAAGATCGCCGCCAAGGCGCTGGGCCTGGGCGGGGCGTGGCAGTTGGCCTTCCTGGTCGCCGGCGCCGTCTCGGCCGTCCTGCTGGTGGTGATGGCGTTCCGTAAGGACGATCCGATCATGCGCTATGGCGCGCTCTCGGCGGGCTTCCTCCTGATCTCGCCCTATGCGCTATGGTACGAACTGGCCATGCTTCAGCCGGTGGCGGCGAGCTTTCTGCTCAGCCGCTCATGGCCGCAGCGCGGGGCAGGGCTCGTGGTCTACAGCCTGTTCGCCAAATGGGCCGCACCGATGGCGCTGGCCGCTGCGCTCGCTGGACGCGGGTTCCGCAAAGAGACGACAGAGTTTCTCAACTGACCCCGCGCTCGCGGCCGGTCCTGGCGCGAGCACCCTATGACATCCGACCAAGCCGAGGCGCTCCGTCGCCGATACAGCCACGCCCGCAAGCTCTGGCGTGAAGCGATCAACTGGCCAGCGCCAGGAGATCAGCCCAAGCCTGAATCCACTAGTAACCAGTAAGCGTTTTCACGCCGGGGGGCGTTGGATGAGACTCGACATGCCAGACACATCGACCATGACCATGGAAGAGAAGTTCGACACGTTGAAGACGGCGATTTTCCAGACGCATGGGTGCTTGGAAAGTCATCGCGATGAGACCCGAGCCAGCTTCGGGGTTGTGACGACTAAGCTCGGCCAGCTGACCACAGCCATGGACATCAGCATCGCCCAGAATGAGTCACTCGCGAAGCGGCTGGGCGCGGTGAACAAGGATGGCAGCGTTCAGAGCCCGGAAAAGGTCAGGGCCGCCGTGGGCGCCTGGCCGATGTGGAAGCTGGCGCTGGCGGTCGTGGGTTCGTTCACTGGCGTTATCGGCCTGCTGAAGTTCCTCTTCCTGTTTGCGCCGGCTGTGTGGGCCGGGTTCGTGCAAGCCGTGATGGCCTCTCCAACTTGACCGAAGACCCCTTGGGCGAAGACGCCCGACCGCTCTCCGCTGAAGAGGCTGATGAGCTGCGCAGGCTATGGGCCGAGGCGCTGAAGTCGAAGATCCCGGAATACTCCAACTCTGTGCTGGTTAGGGCTTTCCTTATTCCGAGGGGGTGAGGGCGGCGTCTAGCATCGCGCGGTAGCCGATGATTAGCTCCGGGGCATAGAGCCCATATGCGCATTCCAGGGCGAACATCGGATCGCCAGTGGTCGGCTCATAATCCACAGCCTCGGAGGCTGCGACGCCCGCGCGGATCGCTTCCGGCGTTGGCTCCCGCATCGCCTCGATAGCGGCGCGGGCGAGCGCGAGGGCAACGTCGTTAGGCTCAACGCAGCCGCCCAAGAGCTTCTCTTGGATCGCCCGCGCAACTCGCTCAATCATCTCGCTCATGGAAGCTCCGAGGTGAGGGCGGCCTTCGCCTCAAGCGCTTGACGCATCACGTCGCGCAGGGCTTCGGCCAGCGTGGACGGCTGGAGCAAGTCGGCGTCAAACCCGGTGTCGAAGCGACGGTCGCGCTCGATCAGGGCGAGGTCGGGGCTCTCCCGCGTCGGGGCGCAGGTCGCGTCGCAGGACACCTGACATTCACAGACCGAATACCACCAACCCGGAAGCGCGGCCTTGAACTCCGCGATAGCGGCCGGGAGGTCGTCATGCGTGGTCGAATGCCATTCGTGCATGCCTGAACTCTAACTCATTCGACGTTGAATCTAAACAGGAAACTGCCTATCATGGCCAATAACGCCAAGGCTGTCGGCGTCGCGGTCGGCGCGCTGCTCATTGCGGGCGGCGTCGCCACACGCGAGCTGATCGCGCCCAACGAAGGGCTGGAGCAGGTCGGCTATATCGACCCGACCGGCACGGCCACCGCCTGCCTCGGCCACGTCAAGACGGCCAAGGTCGGCGCCTACTACAGCCAGCAGCAGTGCATGGCCTTGCTGGCGCAGGACGTGACCGAGCACGCCATGGCCATCGCGCCATGCATCAAGGTCCCGGTCCCGCACGAGAGCATGGTGGCCTTCATCTCGTTCGGCTTCTGGTCGGGGGCGAAGAACTTCTGCACCAGCACCCTCGCCAAGAAGCTGAACGCGGGCGATCTCGCGGGCGCCTGCGCTGAGCTGTCCCGCTGGACCTACAGCAGAGGCAAGCAGCTTCCCGGCCTCGTGCGACGTCGCGCCGAAGAACGCCGCTGGTGTGAATCCGGCCTCCTCAGGAGCTAGCATGTTCGGTCTAGACAAGATCATCGCCGTAGGGCTGTCAGGCGTCGCGCTGGTGGCCGTGATCGCCGTAGCCTGGGCCGCTCACGACATGGGCGAGCAGAAGCAGCTCAAGCGGGATCAGCCGGTCATCGCCAAGCTGAACACCGATCTCGCCGAATGCAAGGCGACGCTGGGTCAGCAGCGGGATGCGCTCAAGACCCAGAACGACGCAATCACGCAAATGGGCATCGAGGCCCAGGAGCGCAAAGCCGCGTCCGACCGCGACATCCGAAAGGCTCGGGACGAGGCGAGGGTGTACCGCGCCAAAGCCGAACGCATCGCCAAGGCGCGACCTGGACCGGATCAATGCGCGAGCGCGCGCGAGCTGATCGTCGATGCCTTGGGAACCGAACGATGATGGACGACGGTCTAGAGCCTCGCAAGGTCCACAACGGCGGCTTTTCGACTGACGCGACCGATCCCGATGCCGTCAAGGCGCTGGCTCGACGGCTCATCCGGCCGCTGCGGGAGCGCGCGAAGGCGTTGGGGTACGCGCTCACCATTCACGGAAGCCTGGAGCGGGACATCGATCTGGTGGCCGTGCCATGGACAGACAGGGCGTGGCCCGCCGAGGCGCTCGCCAACAACTTCCGGCAGGTTCTCGAAAAACTCTACGGCATCGGCCTAGAGGTCGGCCCTTCGGAGGAACCGGCGAAGGCCAAGCCTCACGGGCGCCTGTGTTGGTCCTTCTGGATCCGATCGTGGACCTACGTCGACCTCTCCGTTTTTCCGCCCTCCAGTCCCGCGCCGGTCGAAGGTGACAAATCCCGGGAGGCCCAATGAAACGCGTCGCCATCCTTGCCGCGCTCGCGCTCGCCGCCTGCGCCCACACCGAACCCCGCGTCGTGGTGCAGCGGGTTTCCGTACCTGTCAGCGTGCCGTGCAAGGTCACGCTCCCCGCCCGTCCCGCCTACGCCGCCCACACGGTCAGCCTGGACGGAACTATCTTCGATCTGGTCCAGGCTCTGCTGATCGACAGAGAGACGCGCAAGGCCCGCGAAGCCGAGCTGGAGGCCGCCGCCAAGGCGTGCAGCTAATCAGATCTCCCCGTCATCAGCCCGAGGCTTCCGCACCTTCAGCGCCTCAGGCCCGACGAGCCCGCGCACCGTCAGGATCGCGACGAGTTCCCTGTACGCCACGTTGAGCTCGATCGGGTGGCCATGAGCGTCACGAAAGCCGGCGCCGCTGATCTGGTCCATCAGGTCGACCACGGCGTCGATGATCTCGGCGGTGTCATCGACGCCGCTCATGCGGGCTCCCAGCGCACCCGCCACCGGCCGCGGGGCTGGCGCTCCCGTTCCTCGCGGAGCTTAGCCTGTCGCTTCAAATACGCCCTGACCATGATGCCCAGCACGATCGGCGCATAGACGTGCGGCTTTCGGGTTCCACATGGCACGGTGAGGGAGGGCCCATAGCCCGGCGCGCGGACGCAGACACAGCCGCCCTGCCGGATTGTCCAATCGCCGCGGACCACGCGACCTTCAACCTCGACCTTGATCGGATAGAACCCAGCCATTCCGGGTAGATAGGCGGGGAGGGCGCGGGACAAGCGCGGCCACTACTTCTGAGCCGGCGCGCTCCGCAGCAGGCCTTCCGGCGTCGATCGATCCTGCAGATAGTCCACATAGCCTTCAGACCCGCCGCAGCTGTCACACTTCAGCCGGGAGACGACCTCCCCCACCGCCACGCCCTGAGGCATGGCGACAAGCTGCCGATGCGCCAGCTTCCCCTCATGCCCGCATGGACACCTGATCCGTAGCAGCCAGCACTTCTCGACGAACAGGCCGACCGTCCAGGCTCCTACACGAGGGTCGATGTAGAAGGTCACGGCCTATCGAACTGAAGCCGCTCGCTCACATCGTCGAGGGTGTCCATGATCTTCGACAGGATCTCCCGCTCGGCTGCGATCAGGTCTGGATCGCCAAGGTGGTCGGCTCCGTCGTAGCGGGCGCGGAGGTGAGAGCGGGCGAAGTCGAGGCGGGCGAGGAGGGGGTCGGTCAAATCGTCAGACTCGTGCGAAAAGCTGAGTGTTTCTAAGCCGTGAACTGAACGGGAACAGTTAGGCGGCCGCAAGCGCTTTCAATGGCCTGAGAGCGACTTTTAATCGAATGGTCGTGAGTTCGAACCTCACCCGGCCTACCATCTTTTCAAGCGCTTAGCGGCTTCTGAAGCCGACCGTCAGACTGCTCGTCGGACTGACCGTCAGACTTCTGTTCGACCTTCGCCCCGATCAGACCCCGTTTGCGCTGTGCGTTCCAGGCCACTTCGTTGTCTCGCGGCAGGTACTTGGCGAGGATCTGGTTCGCCGAAAACGGGCTGTGGCCGGTGATGCTGGCGATTTCCGGCACGTCGCAGCCGGCGCGCGCGAGCTGCACCACGCAGCTATGTCGAAGCGCCCGGACCTGAAGCTTGGCGTTGAACCCCGCCTCCGTGCGGATCGCCTGCCAGACGTGGCCTAGCCGCTGCTCGGCGAACGGCTTGCCGGTTTTGCGATCGGCGAACAGGAACAGGCTGTCGGGCAGGTGGATGGCCTCTAGAAGACCCGCCAGAGCGTCGCTGACAGGGATCGTCACCCAGTTGCCAGTCTTCTCCTGCCAGAACTTGAAAGCCCTCTCCTCAGGCTTGTATTCGCCGCCCCAGCGGAACATGCGGGTATCGGTCAGTCGTTGCCCGATCTCCCACTCCGTGAGCATCAGCGCCGCCAGCGGCGCCTGCCCGGCCATGACGCAGGCCCACGCGCCGGCCATGACGTCTTCGCGCTCCCAGATCCGCACCTTGGACTTGGGCGCCGCGACCTTGATGCGCTCGGCGGGATTATCCGTCCGCCACTTCAGCGCAACGGCGTGATCCAAGAGCATCTTCAGCACAATCTTGACGTGGCGCCGGGTGGTCGGCCGATCATCGTAGAGCGTCAGGAAGCTTTCGATGGCTTCCCGCTCAAGCGCCGCCACGGGCTTGTTACCGGCAGCCTCGGACCAATCCAGCACGAGTCCGGCGTGGTAGCTGTAGCCCTGCTGGGTGCGCGGCTTCTTCGCCTTGTAGAACTGCGACGCTTCCCACTCCCGCACGAGATGCGGCAGATCCCGCAAGACCTTCGGGGCCTCCTCGCGGCCGAGACGTGCGTTGACCAGCCGAGCGTAAAGGCTGTCCGCATCGGCCTTGATCCGCGCGACTTCCTCGAGGTTCGTCAGGTCGCCTGTGCGCGTCCCCTTAACGGGCAGCGGGATCGCCGCCGACCAACCGGAGGGCCGCAGCCGGGCGGGCACTTCCAGCAGGACTCGGTGCGTCCCGTCCTTTCGAGGACGGAGCGTGACGTACTTTCCGAGATCGAGCCGCACGGATGGCATCGGGGTCGACCGTCCATTGGTCATTGGTCGGGGCATCCTTCACCAGACCCAGCGCCTTGAGAACAGCGTCTCGGTCGAACATTGTGGACTTTCCGAGCTGCACAGGGGACGCAGGCAGCCAGGCAGGGTCTTCGCGCCGCCGGCGCCATAGGCTCGTCACGCTGCACTGAGCCAGCGCACACACCTCGGCCGTCGTCATGCGCAAGGGCAGGCGATCCGGGTCAGAGATGAGTGGGCGGGTCGTCATGGCTGTGCCGTGTGATGCTCCGCCTACCCGGCGGCTGGCGGGGTGGCTTGCAGCACGATCATCGTGCTCTCGTCGTCTTTGCGCTCGCGGTCGTAGATACCGACAAACGCCTGCTTGTGGCGCACCCACCCACCGCGGCAGGAGTAAAAGCTGCCGTGCTTGATGCTGAGCGTGCGGGAGCCATCGTCCAGTTTGGCGAGGATGGCCTTTTCGGTATCCGTCTCCGGCGTGAGCACGATCTGCTCTAGGCCGTCTTCGATGTAGAGGGCGATTTTCACATTGGCCTCGTATGCGTCCGCCCTCAGGCGGCTTTGTCTTTCGAACTGGCGGAGCTGATCAGCACGTCGAGCGCCTTCAGGCGGCTCGCGCTGCACCGACCGCAGAAGTGCGCCTCGCGCTTCTCGTCCCCCACGTAGCCGCCGCGCCAGGTCAACGAGCGCCAGCCGCGCGGCGCGTGCATGTGGGGCTCGCCGCGCACTTCGTCGTCGCATCCGTTGCAGGTGAAGATGGTGGTGGTTTTCTCGGTCATGCCGTTCGTGCCTCACCTAAACTGGATCACGACGCCGAGCATCGGGACCGGGAAAATGTATAGGCGGCGCTTGGCCTTATCCCAGAAAGCTCCGACCCAGAGGTCGTACCAAGCGAAGATTGGGCGGACGCTCATCAGAACGGCCTTTCGTCATCGAACTCGTCGCCGAGGGCGTCTTCCTCCTCGTCGTCAACCTCGGGCGCTGGGAGCCTGTAGCTAACGGGAGCAACCGGCCTCGGGTCGCCCAGGTCGCTCGCCACTCGGCGCGCGACTTCCTCGGACGCGGGCCGCAGCGCGTAGATCGATGAGCCGCCGTAGAACTCGGTGACGAACGTGTCGTCCGCGGGAATGTCGATACGGAGCATCTTCGCTCCGAACTGCTCGACTTCCTTCACCTGGCCGGCGCGCCGGCGGTGGCCCATCAGCTCGACGATGGCCCAATATCCCTCGGTCAGATCGGTCATTTCATCTCCAATGGTTCAGCTAGAAAGCACCCAACGGCGTCTAACTGGCGTCGCCGCGAAGCTCAGCGAGCGCCGTGCGCGCCCTGAGCTTGGCCTCGATGTGCAACTCCGGGAGCACGACCGTCTCGCACTGGCCGAACTGCGTGATCGCCATCTCGTCGTAGGTGTCGAGGAGGTCGAGCGCCCACTCCAGGCAGCGGGCGACTTCACGTTCCAGGCGGGTCATTCGTCACCTCCGCCTTCGCCAGATGTTCTGTGGCAGCTTGGATCAGCCAGTCCGCCGCGTTTTTCAGCTTCACGACCTTCTTGGCCAACTCCACGCCGCCCTCGCTGTGTCGGATGTGGGCGATGTCCGCGCCGCTTATGGCGTCGAGCTGCTGTTGGAGCAGGATGGCGTGAGCGCGTAGGTCACTCATTCCCCGCCCCCCATCTTAGCGTCAGCCATCAGCGCATCGGCCGCGCGCACCACATCCAGGGCAAACTCGACGGCGGCCCGCGGCGATTGCTGGAGGTGCGGCCCGAAGAAGTTCGGATTGGCGCAGATCCCGGAGAGCGCCGCGTTGAAGATGGCGCGGTAGCCTTCGTGATTATGCCAAGACGCTGGAAGGCTCATGACCGGCCCTCGGCCTTTGCAATAGCGGCACGGATCGTCGGGCCCACCCAGTCGGGTCGGTTCCACTCGCCCATCCACTTGTCGGCCAGCTTCAGCGCCTCCAGCAGCTCAGGGGCAGTGGCCATCAGGCGGGCGACAGGCCAAGCGGCCAGCCGTGTCGGCTCATGGCCGTCTCGGCTGTAGTCCACCACGGCGATTGGGACCGACCGGATAGTGCCGTCCTCGCGATACTCGCGGTCTTCGCGGTGTACAAACCAGCGGCCCTCAACGTCGCCCGGAACGGCCTCCCAAGGTGCGCGCAGGCCGACGCTTTTCATGGCTTCCTCGCTCATGACTGTCCCTCAGCTTTGGCTATGGCAGCGCGGCATCGCGCTATGTGCTTGTCGGGAGCGTCCACGGCGATGGACGCGGGGATCATGTCTCGCAGCAACTCAGCGGCGTTGAGCGCCCACTTCAGCGCTGCCAGCAGCTCGGGTGCGGCGGAGATCAGGTCGGCGTCAGCGTAATCGCGAACCTCCGCGACGGTCTTCACGCCGCCTCCCTGGCCGTCGGTGCGCACAGGCCCGCCGTCATGCACCACGCAGGCCGCCATGCCCTGGTACAGTGAGGACCAGACATTCCACGGCCCAGGCGTGTGTTTCGCTTGCTCAGTCATGGTGTTCCTCCAGGTTGGCGGACCCAACGTCCCCTTGGGCGGGCAGTCGCCACGAACAGATTTGGCCGGGCACGTCCCAGGCGTGGGCGGCGACCTTCTCGACAAGGCCGGCGCCAGCCAGCGCCTCCAGCCGACGTTTTGCCTCTCGGATGTCCCAACCGAACCGCTTAGCTACGCAGTCGGTGTTGGAGACGCCGCCTTCGCGCCGGATGAAGCCGACGATGCCCTCGTATTTGAAGGGTCGGACAACCTCACCCATGGTCGGCCTCGGCTTTCGGTGGCGTGGGGAGGGGCTGCCAGTGGGTCGGCGCGACCTGATAGTCCCCTGGCGTCGTCAGCCATCCCCAACCACTCTCATAGTGGGCGATGGACGCGACGCATCCGCGCCGTGAGGTTCGAGCTTTCTTTCCGGGCGTTTTCGGTGCGTGGACGACAACGTGCGTTCCGTCCTTCGGCGCCGTCTCGATCGGCCGCCAGTCGACTTGCTCGGAACGAGCCTCCGCCGGGGTGGGCATGGGCATCCAGCCGTAGCGAACGCTCCGGTTCAGCTCGTCCTGGGCGATCGCGAAGTCGGGATCAGGCCCCACCTCTGCGCCGTCGCCATAGTCGGGCTCTAGGTCGTGGATGATCGCCCAGCCCCCGAGGTCGGTCACAACCGCCTCGCCGCTGTCGTCGAAGGTGTGGCGAACCCTGCGATGCATGGCCCACGACCCGAAGCTCGGATGGTCTAGGTTACATCCGATGAAGACAGTCCCGTCGCGCGGGGCGCTGGAGATGTCACGCCACGGGTAGACCGCACTCTCCGGAGGTGAACTCTGGATAGCTCTGGAGCCGATCCCGAGCACTCCAGAGTTTTTCCTCTCCTCCGCCGGGACGGAGAGGGCGGCTCGGACTTGCTCTCGCCGCTGCTGGACGATGGCAAAGTTGGTGTTGCCCATGATCTCGCGGGCGTCAGCCTCGAACGCCGTGACCTGGGCGAGCGCTTCGTCAGCGGCCTCCAGCGCCTTCCGCGCCCGGCCTAGTTCGGTGCAGACGCGCAGGAGGTCTTCGGCGTGCTGGTCGCGCTCGCCTTCGGCGGCCTCAGCGCGTTCCACGTAGACGTCGAGCCGGTCAGCGAGTTTCTTCCACTCGCCCCGCTCCCGCTCCACCCGCTCTAGGGTGGCGGCGGCTTCGATCAGGAGATCTGGGCCGATCATGTCGACGCCGCCGCTGGCGGTAACGGCGCCACGCAGCCGCTCGATCAGCGCCTTGGCGGAGAGGTTGGCTTCCTCAGTCATTGGCTGGCGTCCTGTAAGAGCTTGTCGACTGACCGGCACAGCAGATCGTGGGCGCTCTCCAATGGCGTCAGGCCGTGGTGGTTGACCGGGCAGTTCGTCCAGCCCTTCCACGGTGCGCCGTCTTGGATGCGGTGAAAGAACGCCTTCTGCTTTTCCGGCAGGAGCGCCAGCATTCGGTTCGCACTGTCCCGAAGCGCCTGTTCTTGGACGTCGCTTGCGCGGGGCTCGCTCACGGCGTCGCCCCTTCGGCCTTGGCGATGGCGGCGCGGATTTGCGAGATGCCGGTATTCGCGTGAGTGCCGTTCGGCCAGATTTCCGCAGTGAAGGGAAAGCGTGCGAGGACGTCTTCGGCCAGCTTCAGCGCCTCCAGCAGCTCCGGCGCGGCGGCAATCAGGTGGGCGAGGCTTTCGTCGCAATTGTAGATGGTCGCGAACGACCCCGCGAAATCGTCCTCGCCGTGCTGGCAGATGCCGTGACACGTCTCCGGCAGGGTCGGATGCGAGATCACGTGCCAAGGCGTGGCTCGCTCGTACGTGGGCGTGTGCGTCGTCATCTCGGGTTCCTCGTTGGGAGTTCGCAATGTCCGCTTGGGCGTGGTCATGCGGCGGCCCTCGCTCGATGCTCGGCGGCCATCTGCGCCCAGCGCTGGGACTCGGCGTCGTAGCGCTCGGCAGCCCCTGGGAAGCCATCGCGACGCGCATGGATGGCGGAGCCGCGCCAGCCGTTGGCGATGTACTCGCAGCCTTCGGCCTCGCGGATTGCCTCGCGCGCCTCGATCTCGGCAGGGTCATCGAACAGGCCGGGCTGCTTGGTCATGCAGCCTCCCGCTGAGCTTTCAGGCAATCGCGGGCGGGCGTGTAGTTTGGGTCGCGACCGCAGTTGCCATCCAAGGTCGGGATGGACCCGCACCATCGGCATGCCTGGACGTTCACGGCTTCGTTGTTGCGGTGAGCGACCCGGCTGAGCGGGACCTTCAGGTATCCGCGGCCGTTGGGTTCGAACTCGATATCTTCGCCGTTCAGGTCCAGCGCGCCGGGCGCAACGAACACCAACGCCCGATTGCCGGCGAGGCGGATGAAGTGGCCCGGGAACAGCAGCCGCGGAGAGGGCTCGCGTTCGTCGTTGTGATACCACGCCAGCGTTTCGACCTTCACCGCGTCGCCCGGCTGGAACGCTGCGACGTAGTCGGCGCAGCGATGTTTGACGGACGTGATCCGCAGGCCCGCAATAGCGGCCTGCAAGGCCTCGCGTGTCGGGCAGGTCGCCGCCGGCTTTGCGCAGGTGTGGCAGGTGCGGAAGGCGGTCACGAGGGGTTCCTTTCAGGGGTAGGCAGCGCGGACGGGGGTCGAACTCTGGCGTCTTCGCGCCACCGCTCGATCCGGCTTTTGACCTCGGCGACCGTCTCGCAGTCTTCGAGGTCTTCGAGGAGAATGCTGACCCGCGTGCCCAGCATGGATGCGCTGCTCTCGGCCGCCTGGATGCTGGCGTCCTTCAGCTGGTAGTCGGCGAACTTCGCGGTCTCGTTGTACCGTTGGGCGACCCAGTGATCCGCGTCAGCGTTCAGCTGGTCACACTCAGCCTGAGCGGCAGCGGTGGCCTCATCCTTAGAGGCGAACATCACGCTCTCGCGCCAGATGTTGCCCGAGCCGATACCTGTCTCGTGACACATGTACTCGGTCTCGTCGGCTGTGCCGGCGAAGGCGCGCACCTGCCCGATTGTCATCTGCCGCGCTGTCGGGACATAGACGCTGTAATCCAGCGAAAGCGATCGGTTCGATTGGTAGCCGCTACCGCAACGCGGGCATGGAACTTCGAACGCGTCGCCCGCCGGCGAGCGAGCTTCCCACTTCCGGCTCCCCAGGCAGTCGGGGCAGGGATGCTGGCGCTTTTCAGTGGTGCGGCCCGCAACCCACACACGGTCGCCGATGCCAAACTTCGTCTCGATGACGGCCATGATCAGGCGTCCTTTCGGGGGTTGGAGGAGGAGATGGCTGCCCGGATCACGCGGCGGCCTTCAGTGCTTTGGCCGGGTTGGGCGGAAGCGGTTCGTCGGGCTCGGCGGGCTGCCGAATGAGCTTGATCGTCACCTCGGCGGTGAAGCCTGGGGGGACTTCGATCTCGCCGCGGAACCGGCAAGTGGTGGGCTCAGTCATGGGAAAGATCCCCCCAGCGACGCCGGAAGCCCTGGCCTTGCAGCTTGCGGGTCGGCGGCGGCTTGAGCCCTTTGTGGGTGGCGTTCAGCCTTTTCGCCTTGGCGATCAGCTTCACGTCCAAGGCGGTCTTCGCCTTGTGGTGAGGACCGCAGAGCGGGCGCAGGTTCTCGTCTGCGTCACGTCCGCCGAGCGCGAGCGGGATGGTGTGATCCAGCTCCAGACCCACCGTCTCCGTACACTCGGGATAGGCGCAGCAGCCGTTGTGCTTGGCGAGGATGCGTTCCCGGCGCTTGGGCGTCATTGCCCTAGGCTCGATGACGACCGGCTCGGCGTGGAGCGAGGAGGCGATGCGGGCGGCCATCAGCCGTTCGCCTCCAGCCAAGAGTCACACTCGGCGAACGTGCCCGTAAAGACGACTTCGAAGCCCTTGCCACCCTCGCCAGCCGGGTCCGGATTGGGGCGGCGAACGCCCACGACGTTGCAGGCGGCCCGCGCGCCCCACTCGTGGGGGTTGGTCGGCGCCTCGATCCAGAACGGGCCGGGATCGGGCTCTTGCGGCCCCATGAACCGCCCGCGCTTGTCGCGGATCTGGCGTTCCAGCATGGCCTTGGCGCGGCGCTGTTCGATGGTGAGGGTCACGCGGCCCTCGACTGCTTGGAGAGCGTGTCGGGCGTCACGCCGATCAGGCCGGCGACGATCTCCAGCACCGCCTGTTTCGACCGCTGGAACTCCGCGGCGCCCATCGCCCGCTTGCTCTGCGACTTGGCCTTTCGGACCACCACGATTGGCCCGCGCACCACGACATGGGCGAAGCCGTCCTCGGCCTTGGCGTAGTCGCGCACCCGCAGCGCGGCGGCGTTCGATCCCACGTCGAGAATGGTCTCGGTGTAGAACCCGGCGTCGATCAGCGCCCGCTTGCGCAGGTGCTCGGAGGTCGGGAAGTGTTCGGCCAGGTGGTCGGGAAGCTGCTTCCAAGCCTCTGCGATGGTGGCGAACTCGTGGTTGTGGCTCTTTTCCGTCCGCTCCGGCTCGACGTGCAGCCAGTAGACCGCGCCCTCGACGAACTGCTCATCGGCCGCGTCGGAGAACCTCGCGGTCGGGATGAGCACCCGGTTCGACCATCGGAAGGCCATGGCGTCGCGGATCATCGTACCTGTTCCGAAGGGTGATCTTGGTTCCGGGGAAGGCGCGTAGGACGTCGCGGCAGAACTCGCGCAGCTCGTCCTCTGGCCAGATGGGCGGGGCGGGGCGTTCACGCGGCATCTCGCAGCGGTTCGCCATAGGCGCGGACCTTCTCCACGATGGCGGCGAGTTCGTCGTTGAACCTGGCGACCTCGGCGGCGAGGTTGGCGATGTACGCCTCATCTCGATGAGCCCGCTTGAGGAAGGGCGGCAGGCCGGGCCAGTAGACGGCCAGGTCGATCCATTCCCGCTCGGCGACCCAGAGCGCGCCCTGGCATTGGGCGACGTGCTCGGGGCAGAACTCATCCGCCAGGATGGCCCCAATCAGGAACTTCGGGGCCTTGCTCTTGATCTCCAGCATCCCGTCATCGCCGATCAGCGAGTCAGGGGAACAGCCGGCGCCGTGGTTGGTGATGAAGCCCACCTGCCGAGGCTCGGTGTCGGAGATCATCGCGTAGAGGTCGCGGGCCTCGGGCTCCAACGCCTTGCCGCGTTCGGTGTAGAGGCTGGAGAAGCCCTCCGGGGGCTCGCCGGTCAGACGCTCGCCCGCAAGCTGGAGCATGTAGGTCTTGCGCGTGGCGCTGGGCGTCTTGCCGTCCTTGCCGCGCTTGACGATGCACTCGAACTCGGAGGCGGTGGCCAGGCCGGCGCGGACGGCAAACCATTCGGCCGAGCCCTGCTGGACGTCGTGAATGATTGCGGCCATCAGCGGGCGCTCGCACGCTTCTTGGCGGCTAGGCTGGTCAGCGCCTTGCGGAACTCGTTCGTGCGGATGTGCTCGACCGCATCGACCGCCATGTATTTGAGGAAGGCGGCGCGGTCGGCGCCGGCGTCGCTCAACAGCGCGTTGATCTGCCCGACCTGGCCTTCGCCGATGAAGGTCGCTTCCGCCGCATTGCCGTCGTCGTCGGTCAGCGCGACGTCGAAGATCATCAGTTTGAGATATCGCCGGCCGTAGCTCATCGTGGAGCCGAAGGCGTGCGTCGCGGTCTTGTTCTGCGTCCCCTTCATGCCGGTCAGATCGGCCGGAACGTCGGCGTGGTATTCCCGTGAGTGGCCAGCCTCGTGAGAGAGGGTGCAGGTGATGCGGTAGTGGTTCGGCAGCGGGCTTTCCGCGGTCCCGAACGACAGCGCGAAGCCGTGCTTGGTGATGATCGGGTCCATCGTCCGCGCGACCGTCTCAAGCCGCGCATAGCGCGAGTTGGTCTGATCGTTCTTGGCGTCCCGCTGGATCTGCGGCATCTCCGCTTGCGCGGCTTTCAGCCCCTCATTGAACAGCCGCTCGGCGTCGCGGGCCGTGATCCGCTCGTACATGCCGAGCAACCGCTCCAGCTTGTCCACGTCGGTGTTCGGATCGGCGGCGGCGCGGCTGATGACGTCCATCAGGGGCGCGGCGCCCACGGTGACGACTTCGCCGGTCACGCGGGCGACCTCTTGGCGGGCGGGCTCACTCATGGATGTCTCCCTGCAAGGTGATTTCGACGCACTCGACGCAGATCCAGAGGCCAGCGGCTTGAGAGGTGTCGGGGTCGATGTGGCGGACGGTTCCGCAAAGCTCGCACTCGGGCTCTGGCGGTTCGGTCCAGCTGCGGAGGTCCGCCTGATCCGAGGGACTCAGGTCGCGGAAATGGCCGCGATAGCTGCTCATGCCGCCACCGCCTGACTGTCATCCGCCGCCAGGATGGCGCGGAACGTCATGGTCCGTTCGGTGCGGATTTCGAGCTGCCAGCCAGGGAACTTGTGACCCTCGGTTTCAATCCAGAGGTCTGCGCGCTCTCTCGAACTGAAACACTCGATCGGAGCGCCATAGGCGGTGCGGGCGATCAGGTAGGTGAAGGTCATGTCAGCGGCCCTCGGCCTTGGCGATGGCCGGCAGCAGTACGGTTTCCCGGAAAGCCGTCTCGCCCCCGCCGGAGCGGTCGCGGATGAAAGCTTCGGCCGATCTCAGGGCTTCCAGCAGATCAGGCGCAGCGGAAAGCAGGTGAGCGACGCTCTTGTCGCAGTTGTAGACGGTCGCAAACGAGCCGGCGAAATCCGCCTCACCCCGCTCGCACACACCGTGGCAGGTGGTGGGGAGGCCGGGGTGCGAGAGCACATGCCACGGCGTTGGGCGGTCGCGGTTCGGCGATTGACCGCTCGTTACGGCAGTGATCGACGGGGACAGGTCCCGGGATTCAGTATTCATTTCACCCATCCGAGTAGAGTGGCGACGAAGACGACGCCGCGTATTTCGTTCAGCAGCAGCATCGCCACGCCGAATGCGCCGAGCCGCTTGACAAGCGCCTTCATGATCCCGCCGCCATCAGCAGAGCCGTGACGAAGCCGAAGAAGCCGAGGACGGCTCCCAGGCGCGAGGCTTCGAGGAGGAGGCGCATCACGCGGCCTCGGCCTGATCGGCGCCAAAGTGCGCCAACACCGCGCGCAAGGCGTCGGCGAACCGGGCGAACTTGGCTTTGCTCGTGGTGTCGTGGCGGATCATGTAGTCCGAGTGCGGGGCTGGCAGATCCGCCGCCTTCATCGCGGCGTTCTCGCGGGTCTTCTTGATGAGATCGCGGTCATAGAACTCGACCATGCTCTCGGCGTGAGCGAGGGTTTCGCGGATGGCGTCGAGGTCCATGTCAGGCCTCCGTCTTCGGGTTGGAAAGGACGTGCCGCAGCGTCTCGGCGGCGAAGGCGCGGGCGGCGCGGAGTTCGCGCAGCGCGGCCGAAGCTTCCGGCCAGGGCGCCGGAGCCGTCACCGGGTGGCCGTCGCAGGTGACGAAGTAGGTGGCGACCGGACCGCGCTCGGCGGCGTTGGTCTGCAGGGTGAGAGCGGGCCCGCCCATCACGCCGCTCCCCGTAGGGCCGGCTTGGTCGCGACGTCAGCGATGTACGGCCGACCCTGGCTCGCCGCGTAGGCCGCGACTTCGGCTTCCATCTTGGCGAGGGCTTGGAGGTAAGCGGCCTGCGCCTTGGCTTGGGCTTCCGGGGAAGGGCGCAAGGACGGCTCGTCACCCATCCCTGACCACCTAACCCCACTATCCGGGGTCGGCATCTGGCCGGCGTCTGCGGGACTGAGGGGCATCGGTGTCTCCATCAGGTCGATGGAGAAACACTACAGACTGTAGCTTAGGAGCGCAAGTCTAAAACTCACAGCGAGTAGTGTTTTTTCCCGCAACCTCGCGGCCGCGGTGTGGGGGAGGCTACAATGCGCTGGGTGATTTTCGGACTGAGTCTAGCGATGATTGCGGCTGCGCCCTCGCTTGCGGATGCGAGCGGCAGCCATCGACGGTCCGGATATTTTACGAAGAACGGGACTTATGTAGCGCCGGCCCGCGCGACCAACCCGAACCGCACCCGCGTGGATAACTGGTCCAGCAAGCCGAACGTGAACCCCTATACGGGCAAGCGGGGGATGCGCGACCCGCTCGCGCCAAAGCGTCGACAGGGCGGGTTTTGAAGGCGTGAGGTACGCCGCTTCCTTAGTCCTCGCGCTGGCGATCGGGTGCCCCGCACGGGCCGAAACCACCCAATTCTGGTCGCCCGGCAGCAGCGGAGGAACAAGCTGCGCAACTTGGCTGTCCAATCCTGTGCAAGAGGCGGCTGGCGCCGAATGGATCTTAGGCTTCGTTACTGGCGCCAACGCCTACAACGACCGATACCATTACGTTGGTCGCACAACCGATAGCGCTGGCCTGATCGCTGAGGTGAGGCTTGCCTGTCAGGCCGCCCCCGCGGACACGGTGCAGGCTGTGACATTCCGCGTGTATGTCCGACTACAGAATGACCGGCGCTAGTGGGTCCTGCGCCGAGCCGACGCTATGTGCTGGCGGGGGAGTGAATGAAGGCGCAAGTCGAGGATGCGCTGTTCGAATGGATGGCCGGCGTCGGAGTCGGCCTCATACCATTGGCCGCTCACGGTGTGATTGAGCTGGCCGTTGCGGACGCCGCCCATGTTGAGGGTAGCT